TTCGCTCCTCTCGATGTTGGCTTCCGCGTGCCCGTCCATCCGGTCGACGCGTCGGATCACCTCGTCCAGTCGCTCGCGGTACTGCGATTGAAGCGAGCCGACGTAGTAGGCGGCGCCGACGATGGTGGTGACGACGGCGAGTGCGCCGCCGAGCACCGCGCCAGCGATGCGGTTGCCGACGCGCTCCATCGCGCGCACGCGCTTCGCGAGCATGATGTCGCGCACCTCGGACTTGCGGATCTCGATCTCCGGGTTGGAGATCGGCCGGGACATGGCCACCGCGATCGCGCCGGTCGGGTCGTCGTCGTCGAAGTCGGGAATGGTGCTGCTCATCACGTCCTCGAGAGCCACGCACGCGCAGACGTGCGGTCGGCGCCGCTGAGAGCGGCGTTGCTGATCATCGCCTCGCGAAGATCCATGTTCGCGAACTTGGTCGCGCCACCGAAGCGCATGAAGCCGGTAACGGTGCTGATGCTGCCCGCGGCCACGCTAGAATCGGTGCTGTTGATGGACAGCGTCAGCGTGCCGCCCGTCCACCGCAGGCCGATCGTGTACCAGGTATTGAGCGAGATCGCGGCCGACTCGACCGCCTTCGCCGCGCCATCCCACAGCCCGCCGATTACGGTGTAGACGCCGCCGTTATTGCGGAGCGTGCACCACAGGAACCCGCCGTTATCGCCGAAGATGAGGTCATTCCCGTAGCTCGTCGCGACTGGTGCACTGCTCGCGACTGCCACGGAGCGCACGCGAACGCGCGCGATGATCTCTCCGGCCGCCGCCGTGATGAACGCGGAGATCGCAGACGACGCAGTGAAGTCGTTGGAGCCGTCGAAGAGTACCGACGCATAGCCGCCCTCGCGCGCGCCGTCCGCGGGCTGTGCGCCAACGGTCCCTTGGACCATGTGCCGAGAGCCGCCCGACTGGTCGAGCCACGTGTCGAGCGTCGCGGCGCCGAGCCAGAGCGTCGACCCGGCTTGCTTGCCGCGCGAGTCGTACCAGCCCGTGAGGCTCGCTCCGATGCTAGCGGGCGTCCACGTCGGCTCGGCGATGCCGTAGAGAGCGACCTTCGCCGCCGCGTCCGTCGCTACCTGCGACGGCGTCAGCGCGGTGCCGACCCACGTAGCGCCTCTCCACACGGTCCCCTTCATCGGCGCGTGCCCCGATGCTGTCGTGATGGGTCCGGCGCCGAAGGCGGCGCCCACGTAGACCTCCGCGAACGCGAGCGCGTTCGCGCTGTCAGTACGTTGCGTGCCGTAGACGACGCCGTTGACGTAGAACGTCAGAACGCCCGCGGCGAAGGTGCAGTGTACGACGCGCGGGTTGTGCGTCGGCGTCGCGCCGGTGACCGGGCGCCAGAGACCGAGCGGAGCGGTCGTGGGCCAGTAGACGCCCATCTTGTCGTAGTTGCCCGGGTCGTTGCTTTGGTGCCCGAACGCGAGATGCTGTGTGCTGTCGCTCGTGTTGTTGGCGAGGTAGAACGGATACCCGCGGAAGTTGGCCGCGCCGATGACGCCTTCGTCGCACGCGTACACCCAGCACTTCGACCACGTGTCCGTGGTGAGCGTGGAGATCGTGCCGGTACCGCCAGCGCGCGCCGCCGTCGTCGGGAACAGCACGCCCGCGATGCCGCCGCGCACGATGCCCGAGCCGACCTGCGGCTCTTGGCCGGAGAGCGGCGAGAGCGAGGTCAGCGTCCCGCCCGTGCGGCGCAGCGGCCACGAGGTCATGGTCGGCGAGCCGACGGCGTCGCGCGCGTCGAGCTCGAAGGTCGGGGCGGGGATGGACGGACCGCCACCTCCGAAGCCCCGGTAGATGCCGCGCCGGCCCGCGCCCGCGCCCGGGCGTCTGTGCGCCCTGCGGATCACGACCGGAACACCCGCACGTAGCCGGTCCCCGCCTTCGCCTTGAAGCGAAGATACGGGAGCCCGGCGCTGACGAGCTGCTGCTTGCTCGTCCCCGCCGCGATGAAGTTGGGGGCGTTGTTCGTCGGCGTCGCGGCGTCGGACGCCGTGGCGGTCTCGTCGATGGTCGCTCCGGTGTCGGGCGCCCAGAGGAAATAGAGATCCGCGCCCTCGGCGACGATCTCGACGTAGCGCCCGACCCACTGGCCGGCGGCGATCTTGAACTCCGCGGCCGTCGTGCTCGTCGCGGCCGACAGGCCGCCGCGCGACGGCTGGACGCTGAATGCCTGGCCCTCGGTGGCCATCGGTGCGGATGCGCTTCTCTCCATGGGTCAACTCCTCTCGGCTCGGGCTTCGGTGCGGTCGCTCGGGCTGGCGAGCCCGCGCGAGAGTCTGGGCGGCGTGCCGCGCGACTGCGGCGGCGGGCTCACGGCCTCTGCTGCTGCGTGCGCAGATTGCAGGATGGCGAGCGATGCCGGCGTGAGCGCGGGGTCCGTCGGGATGCCGAGGAGGATCCCGAGCTGGAGTCGATCCTGGTACGACGGCCGGTGGTCCCCGTCGGTCATCTCGCGCATGACGGCCGTCACGATCTGCCGGTAGAGGGCCGGGTAGACGCTGCGGATCGCGTCGACGGCCTCGGGCGTGAGTCGGCGCGCGCGCAGGTCGTCGAGCACCGTCGCGGGGTCGTCGACCGCCCGCGCAACGCGCAGGAACCGGTCCATCTCCTCGTTGCTCGGCGGCATGCGATCCGATCGAAGGTCTCCCGCGAGCGCGCGCCCGCGCGGTCGCTGCGCCTGTAGGTACTGAACCGCGCGCACGGCGGTCTGCGCTGCCGCCGCCTGCGTCCGCGGCGCGGCATGCGAGAGCGGGGCCGTCGCATCCGCCACCGACCGAGAGAGGGCGCGCGGGTCGCTCTGCCGCTCGAGATCGGCGATGCGCTCGGCGTACGCCGCGGCGCCTCGACGCACACTGCGCGTCGCGGACCGAGCCGCCGCGCTGCCCCACTCGGAGGCCGTGCGAGCTCCGCGACCGAAGAAGCCGCGCACGCTCGACACGATGCGCGTGTCAGCCTGCCGCGACATGCGGCGGATGGTCTGCAAGAGGCGGATGGAGCGCGCAGGCGTCGCGAGCTCGTTCGCCAGCATGAGCGGGACGCCGATCGCTCCGGCGCCCGCGCCCGTCATCACGCCGCCCGTCATCCCGAGCATGGGCATTCCCGGGAGGCCGCTCACCTCCTGCCACTGCCGCAGGCGCATCGCGTCGGCGGAAATCTCGGTGTGCGCGCGCTGGAGATTCCGGAGCGCCTGGCGCAGCTCGAGCGCGCTCTCACGCTCCGCGGCGGACAGCCCGTGTCTCGCAAGCGCCGCCTCGTTCAGCGCCTCCATGGCCTGATACCGGCGCGCGAAGACGCTCTCCGCGGTGTCGCTCGCCGCCGAACCGAGGCCCTCGACGTACGAGCGCACGCGCGACGAGTCGGCCTCGGAGAGACGCTCGAAGCCATCCGAGAGGCCGGCCTCTCCAAGGAAGCGCTGCCGGAACGGCGTCGTCGCGCTGATGAGCGGATGCCATGCCGCGTTCGTCTCGCGCTGGAGACGGGCCACGTCGGCGCCCCAGAGGCCGGCGTCCTCGAGCCCCGCGCGCGTGGCCATGAACCGATCCCACACGGGGCCTTCGTTCCCGAGGCGGAGATCGCTCGTCGCGTGCCCGAGCTGGCGGCGCAGCTCGTCGAGCGCCACGAACGTCTCGGCCTGCGCAGACGCCCCCTCGGCGCCGCGCGCGCGAAGCTGCGCGATGCGGTCCTCCGCGCGCTCGACGGCGCCGGAGATGCGACGGAGGGCGATGCCGGCGCGCTGGCCGTACGCGCCGCCGGAGTACACGCGGGCCTGGTGCTCGATGTCGTCGGCGAGCCGCCGCGCGGCGCCGATCTGCTCGTCTGCGTGCGAGAGCTGCGCTTGCAGGTCTCCGCCCATGATGCGTTCGACGCTCTCGGCCTTGTTCGTGCCGGTGATCGCCTCGGAAACGGACTCGTAGGCGCGCTCGGCGCGGTTCATCTCGTCCGTCAGCCGACGCGAGCCGTCCTCCATCGCCTCGCGACCGCGCAGGACGATGCGCTCGGCGCTCGGAGACGAGAGGTCTCGCAGCGCCGCAGAGTCGGCCCCAGACATGAACGAGCTCGCGCCGGAGAGACGCTCGGCGAGCGCGTCTGCGACGCCGCGATCGAGCGTGCGGCCCGTGCGCTGCGCGAAGGTGCTCGCGATGAGGTCCGCCGCGTCCCTCGAGCGCCGCGCCACCGCTCGGCCGCCCTCGCGCACGAAGCGCGCCGAGCCTCCGAGGCCGCTCCCGAGGACGCCAGCGAGCCCGCCCGACATGATGAGCCGGTCGGCCACGTCGCCGGGGTCCTCGCCGAGAGCCTCTTCCGTGAGGATCTCGCCGCCTTCCATCGCGACGCCCTGGAGGCCCGCTTCCACGCCGGTTCCGACGGCCGCGCCGAGGATGGCGCGAGCGCCCGTGGTGCCGGCCGGGGCAATCGCCGCCGTGGCAGCCGCGCCGGCCGACTCGGTGGGCGCGAGCAGTCCCGCGCCGCCGCCCTCGCCGAGGGACGTCGCGACGCCCGCGAGGGTTCCCGCGCCAGCGGCGGTCGGGTTCTCCTCGATCAGACGGTCGTACATCCCGGGCTCGCCCGCGAACGTCCCGAGGCCGTGCTCTACGAGCCGAGAGGCGCCAAAGGTGGGCACGCGCAGGAGGCTCGCGGCGCCGGCCACCGCGGGCTCGACGATTCCCGTCTGGATGGGCGCTTCGCGCTCGCGGCGCCGGAGGTCTGCGGCCTCGGCGGTGTCGAGGGTGAAGCTCCCCGACGCAAGAGCGCGCTGGAGCGCTCCAGGCGTGACCTCGGCGACGCGGCCCGACGAGTGCACCACGCGGAGCGGGCGCCCCGCGCGGAGCGCGCCCGTGCGCAAGCCCTCGGCCGCTTGCTCGGCCGTGACGCGCGTGGGCTGACCCGTCGCCGAGTCGATGAGGTCGAAGTCGCTCACTCGCTGCCCTCGTCGATCCAGCGCGCACCGTCGCCGAGCGCGGCGAGGTCCCGCGTCCCGGTGTCGTCGCCGCTGGCGGCGCGCGCCAGGTGCCCGCGGATGATGCTCCGCATGAGCGCCAGGCCGTGACGGAGGTCCTCGTCGCTCGACGTGTCCGACGTGCCGAGGATGACGTTGAACGCGGCGAGTTCTGACGGTGGGAGGTTCGCGCCAGTGCGGTCTCGCGCGAACGCGTCGCGCAGGTTCGCGACGCTCGCGCGCAGGTCGCGACCCTGCTGGGTGAGCAGCATCTGCGGGAAGAGCCCCGTCATGCCAAACCCTGGGATGTCCGATGCGCGGTCGGCGGGCATCTCCCGCTCGACCTGATCGAGCGCCACAGACAGATCTTCGATCGATGCACGCTCTTCGCCGGAGACCCCCGCGTGCGCTGGCGGGTGAGCCGCGCTGTAGCTGCCCGCAGGGAAGCTCTCGGCCGCCGCTATCTCCGGAGAGATGCCCTGTGCGAGCGCCGCATCGTACGCGTGCCGCTGCGCTTCGGTGACGGGCGCAGGGAGCCGCGGACCGCCGCCGCCGGAAGCCATGCGCATCTCGCGGCGTCGAGCGATCGCCGCCTCCGCCTCGGTGCGAGCGATGCGCGCCGCCTGCTCGCGCCACTGGAGCTCTTGCGTCACGGCCGCGCGCTCGGCTTCGTCTGCCTGCCCCAGAAGCTGCTGGTGGAGCTCGTCGGCGTGCAGCCTCGACTCGTCGTCTGCGAGGTCGGCGGCGTGCGCCTGCGTCTGTAGCGCGACCTGCCGCAGCATCGCCGCGCGCGCGGCTTCGCGCGCCGCGTCGCGGTCGCCGTACTCCTGACGCGTGATGGAGAGCGCGTTCCCGGCGAGGTCGGCCGCCGCGCGGCCCGCGTCGATCTCGCTCTGCTGCGCTTCCATGTCCCGATCGATCGCGTGGTTGATCTCCTCGAGCGCGAGGTTTCGATCCGTCCCACCGAGCGCCTGCCCGAAGCCGCCGAGAGCGATCGCGATCGCCGCGCCGATGGTGCCGCCCGCGCCCTGGTCGCGGAACCAGCGCGACGGGTCGAGGCGCGCGTTGGCGACGCGGTCGATCGCCAGCTGATAGGCGCGCTGCGCGCCGGCCATCGCCTGGCGTCGGTCCGCCTCGTCGCGCTGGCGCTGCGCTTCCATCTCGCGCTCGGCGCTCATCTGACGAAGCGCGTCCTCGCGGCCGGCCTGCGCGACCTGCTGATCGTGGAGCATCTGCCGATCGATGAGGTCGGCCTCGCGGCGCGGGCCCACGGAGCCCTGCGCGAGGCGCGAGAACATCGCATCCGGCGCGGCCTGCGGGAGCTGCATCGCGGGCGCTGCGGGAGCCATCGGAGCGCGGCCCATGCCAGCGCGTCCGCCGCCGCGCGCGACGGGAGCCGATGGCGTCGCCGGCATCGGGGCCGGCGAGGTGGGCGCCTCGGGGCCCATCGGGCTGGTGAGCGCGTCCGCGACGGCCTGCGGGACCATGTCGGCCGTGACGGGGGCCGGGGTCTGCATCCGCGCGTCTGCGGCCTGGAGCTCGCGCGCGCCGCTGCGCAGGTCCGCGCGCATGCGCTCGTCGCCCGCGAGCCACTCGGCGGGGACGTCTGCGGGGACGGGGCGGGGAGCCTCGCGCGCCATCTGCGCCCCGGGCACGAGTCGGCCGGTGACGCGGCCGGCATCGTCGGTCGTGATCTGCTCGCCGCTCGGGAGCGTCAGCACGCCCGCGTGTGTCGGCGTGCCCCGGCGGATCGCGAGGTCCACTTCGCGCTGCGCGCGCGCGAGGTCGGCCTCCTGCGCGCGGAACGCCTGCTCCGGCCCCACGCGGTCCGTCCCTCGCCCGTCGGCGTAGGTCCGCGTCACGATGCCGTAGCGGTCGGGGTCGGACGCGCTGTAGCCCTGCGCCTCTTCCATCGCGTCGAGCTCGCCTGCCGCCTCGTCGGCGATCTGACGCCGCGTCGCCTCGCGCGCGTCGATGGCTCGCGCCTGGCCGTGCTGCGCCTGGTACGCCGCGACCTGCGCGCGCGCGTCGTCCATCTGGCGGATCGTCGCCGCCAGTTCCGGAGACGCGTGGACCGTCGCGACGGGGTCGGGCCCGAGGTCGACGGTGCGCGTTGGAGGCCGCCGCGGGACACGAGCCGCTGGCGCCGCCGGCACTCGCGCGCGAGGCGGGTGATCGACCCGCATGCGGCCCTCCGTCGGGTGGTCCACGACGCTGTACCCGTCGAAGTGCTGGACGGGCAGGCCGTTCGCGTCGGCGATGGACTGGAGAAGCTCCGGGTCCATCAGTACCGCCCCCCGAAGATGCCCGACAGGCCGCCGCCGAAGACGCTCGAGAGCGGCCCGAACGAGCCCATCCCCTGCGCGCGCAAGCGCGCGTCGCGCTGCTCCGGCGTCTCGCCAGGGAGTAGCGCCTGCGGGTCCGCCGTCTGCGGAGGCGCGGGAGCCGGCGCGGGCTGCGTCGGGGCCGGCGCCGGCATCTGCGGCGCCTGCGTCTGCTGCGGCGCGCCAAGCGCGGAGCCGAGCATCTGCCCGACGGGGTTCCCGCTCTGCCCGAGCGCGCTGGAGACGCCCGTTGCGCCAGCCACGCCGCGCGCTGCGCCGAACATCGGGATCACCGACCCGAGCACCTGGCCGCCCGCGCCGAGCAGACCGCCGATCATGTGCTGCGCCCACTGCCCTTGCTGCTGGCGCGCCTGCATCTCCTGCGCGGTCTGCTCCGCCGAAAGCTGCGCCTGCTGCGCCACGCCCTGCGACTGGACGCGCGCCGCTGCATCGCCTCCCGCGCGCGCACCGACGCGCCCCGCCAGAAACGGATTGCCGCCGCCGGTGGCCGTCGATGCGGCGCCCGCAGCATCTCGACGCGCGCCCGCCTCGCCGCGCTGGATGGCGCCGCGGAGCGCGGCCTGCTGGTCTGAGTAGAGACGCTGGCGGTCGACGCTCGTGGGGTTGCCGAAGCTCCCGTAGAGCGACTCCATGGGGGACAGACGCGGGGGGATGGGCATCGCTACTTCCTCGCTCCCGTTCCGAGCCGGCGGAACGCTCCGGGGTAGACGCCGACCTCGAGGGTCACGCCGACGAGCTCGAAGCCGCGACCCGACTCCGGTGGGCCGCCGCTCGCTCCGAGTTCGGACACGAGGAACTGGATCGCCTCGCACTTCTGCACGAGCGGATGCACCACGAGCTCCAGGCGCCCGCGCGCCGCGCCCGCGAGCGCGGCAAGCTCCGTCGCGGTCCAGTCGCGAGCCGTCTCGGTCTGCTCCTGGTAGTCCTGCGCCGTCAGGATGCGGATGCCGCCGGAGTACCAGCGGAGCACGAACGTCGCGCGTCGCACGCGCGCATAGCCGGCGATCCCGTTGAGCTTGAGCCACGACGTCCGGCAGTCGACGCCGAAGGGCGACGTGGACCAGTCGAGCCGCACTTCGCGGTACACGACGTTCGCGCCGCCGCCCGTGACGCCCTCGACCATCCACCACTCGTCATCGCCGACGAGCGCGTTGAACGCCCCCGCGAGCGTGTCGCGCCGACACCAGCGCGCGAAGCGGTAGCTCCACACGAGCCCGCGGCGCCAGCTCCCCGCGTCCGCCGCGTTCGTCGTATCGAGCAGGAAGCGCACCTCCGCCTCTGCGGGCACGAGGCACGCGGACACCACACGGCGCGGCTCGTCGTCGCCGTTGTCCGTCGTGAGCTGGTCGATCACGCGGTCGCCGACGAACGAGTAGGAGAGGTCGCGACTGAGGACCATGAAGCCGCGCTGCGAGTGGAAGATGACGCCGAACGGCCCTTCCACGACGCTCTCGACGGAGTCGCATCCGACGTCGCTCGAGATGAGACGCGGCGTGCGCAGGCTCGAACCGTTGCCGCTCGCGTCCCCGCCCTCGCCCTCGATCATGAAGATGCGAGAGCGCTTGAAGACGATCACCTTGTCGTCGATGGCCGCGATGGCGACGGCCTGTCCGCCGTCCTGCGGCACGCGCACGCGCAGCGTGTCGGACCACTCGGGCGCGTACCCGAGCGCGATGGGCTTCGTATACCAGACGTCGAGGCGGTCCTCCGCGTTGAGGCCCCAAAGACGCGACTGCGTCGAGCAGATGGAGAGCAGCGCCGGAGAGACGCTCGAGGGCAGCTCCGAGCCGCCGAACTCGCCCGTGTAGAGCGAGCGCGGAACCGGCGTGATGCCCGCCGACGAGCCGAGGCCGTTGTCCCAAACGTTCAGCTCGACGCCGTTGGAGACCATCGTGCCGCCGTGGACGAGGGTCACGTAGACGCGGCCCTCCATCGTCGCGTCATCCTTCGGCGTGACGATGCCGAGCAAGCGATAGTCGCCGTCGCCGTCGGTCGGGCATCCGTACACCTCGACCTCTGGCGTCACGCCGACGTCTCCCTGGAGCGCGTGCGCGTGCCACCGGAAGAAGAGGAGCTTCCCGGCGTAGCCGGTCCCCGTCTGCTTCAGGTCCCCATACTTGCACCACGCGATCGACGACGGAGCCGACCGGTGCACGTTCCCGTGCTGGTCGACGTAGCGCCAGACGACGACGAATCCCCACTGGCGATTCGGGTTGTCGGCTCCGCCCCACGGATATCCGGTGTAGTCGATGTGCCCTTGGATGTTCGGTGGCACAGACCCCGAGAATCCATATGTGGCGATGCTCGACGAGTCGAAGCCGCTCACCTGGAGCCACTCGGCGGGCTGCGGCGTCATCTCGGCATGCACGACGCCGTCGATCGCGCTCGTACCGTGGCTCGTGCCGATGATGCGGAGCGACTGCGCCGACACGTTCCGCGCTGGCGTCGCGTCGATGACCTGCATCGCCGCCATGTCGACGCCGCGCTTGAAGCCCCACGCGCCGACGTTGTCGGCGAGCCGCGCCGGGTAGGTCATGAGCACGCGGCGATTCCCGCGTACCGCCGTCGGGTCCAGCGCGAGAGACGAGACGCTCACGGCCTGCCCCGAGGCGACGACCTGCGCCGAGCCCACGTCGGCGTTGCCGAGGAGGTCGAGCGCATCGCGCCCGACGCGCGCCACGGTCGCCACCTGGAGCTCGGACGTCGCGTCGACCGCCTGGCAAATCAGCGCGTACGGCTCCGAGCGGAGCGCACCGTTGACCGCGCCAGGCACCGTCGGGTCGTAGTCCCCCGTGTACCAGGCCTGCGGGCCGGTGAGAGCGAAGTAGCTCGCCGACGTGTAGGAGAAGAGCGGCGAGCAGAGCGACGCGATGCACACGCCGCCGATGAGCTTCTCGCGCGACGCCGCGAACGCCGTCGAGAGCTTGAGGATCTGCGTGCCCACCGGCTCGCCGAGCGCCCCCACCGCCGATGTCGAGCGGAGCGCGACCATGTCGCCCGACGCGGACCAGAGGCCGATGGCCGCCCGCGTCCACTTCCCCGTGTACGCGCCCGAGGCAGGCGCAGAGAACGGAGAGACGACGGTGGCCGCGCCCGCGAGCGTGTCGGCCACGTGCTTGATGGTGCCGTCGGTCTGGATGACCACGGCCTTGGACTGCGGGCCGTTGTGGAGGACCTGCGCAGGCGTCCCGAGGCCGCCGGCCCCGAGGTTCTTGCTCGCGAGTGTCGCGATGCTCGTGTCGAGCTTGACGACGAAGTAGTTCGCGGCGCCCGTGTAGTAGGCGACGTAGCAGAAGTTCGCGCCCGTGTAGCTCGGTCCGAGCGCGAATAGGTTGGAGCCGCTGGTGACGGTGTCGATCGCGACGGGAGCGGCGAACGCGAACGTCCCCAACGCGGTGTCGTAGGCGCAACCGTAGAGCGAGCGCGCGCCCGTCGTCGCGCTGATGCCGCAGACGACGAAGACGGAGCCGATCGTCGTCACGCGCGGGTTGCAGACGATGGTGGTCAGCGCCGTGATCGGACAGCACGGGCGCGGGACGTCCTCGGAGACGTCGAAGAACTGGTAGTAGGCGCCCGCGTTGCCGCTGTTCTGGTCGACCTGTTCCCAGACGACGCACGCGAGGTCGCCGGAGATGGCCACGTCTGGCTTGACGCTCGAGCCGTTCATGCGCACGACGGGGTCGACGACGACGCGAGCCGGACGCGGCGCGCATCGAGACGTGCGGTTCCAGTCGCCTTCGGTGGGCACGCGGCGCGCGGTGCCATCCGCCGAGAGCACGTGCGGCACGCCGTCGAGGTCCACGATCGCGTTCGCGCCCTTGAGGCCCGAGACGGCGAGCGGCTGCGCGCCACCCTTGCCCGTCTGGTCGGCCACGCCGTGGCGCTTGCCCATCTGCTTGTCTCGGTTCCACCGGACCTCGGCGAGGTCGGTGAAGCCGGGCGGTTCGTGCGCGAACGCGTCGTCCTGCTCGCTGATGCCGTCGATGAGCGGCACCGTCACGGTTTGCTTCTGGAGACTCACGGGACGGGCGTCACGCCGCCGGCCGCTGCGAGCCGGTCGAGTGCCTCTGCAAGAGTCGTGGGCGCGGGTGACACCCAGTCGCTCGCGTCGCCGGGCGTGTAGGAGATGTCTTCCGCGGACAACTCGCCCATTTGACGATGCAAGTCCGTCCCCATGTCGCGAACGGAGCCCTCGAGCGCGGAGAGCTCGGGGCGGCCGGTCGTCGTCAGCACGGGGAGCGGGCGGCGCGGCATCAGCGCACCCACCCCGGCACACGGGACAGCATGTCGGCCGTCACGGTGTCTCGGACCTGGCTCGGCCGGTCGAGGTCGGGGGTGCGCATCTGGTCGCGGATGCGCGCTTCGACCTTCTCTCGCTCCGTCTGGACGTCGCGAACCGGCTCTTGGCTCTTCACCAAGCACTTGATCGCCGCGTCGAGCACCACCCACTCTTCCCATCCGTCGCGGCCGTCGAAGGTGTCGGAGCCGTTCACGAGGTCGACGAAGGGGGTGAAGTAGAAGACGCGGATCGGGTATGCGCTCTGCGGCGTCGGCGCGAACTGCAACCCAGGGACCCCCGTCCCATCGGTGAAGAGCCGATAGCTGACGGGCATCTGCGGGACGCCCCACGAGCTCGCATTCTGGTAGAGCGTGTAGCGCTCGAAGGTCCACCGCTCGAGCTCGAGCACCTGTCCCGAGACGGTCGCGTGCACGTGCGCCAACTTGTAGAACTGGTGCGGAAGCGTGTTGAGCTTCAGCGTGTCGGCGCCCGGCGTCGTCGTCAGGTCCGCCCAGTAGAGGAACTCGTTTTCGTCGATGTCGACGAGGAGCGCGTGCAGGGCCGCACAGCTCTGGTTGATGAAGCGGGTGATCTCCGCATCCGTGATGTGCGGGTCACCCTCGCAATCCGCACGCTGACGGACCTCGGCAATGAGCTGCGTCAGCGTGACGGTGCGGGCCACGGGTCACTCTCCGGAGATGGGTCCCATCATCGAACCGACGGAAGCCGCCGCGCGGAGCGCTGCCGCGACGGACTCGACGTCCTTGCTCTCCATCGCCGAGATGAGCTCCTGTGCGGCGGCGCGATACGCCTCCGTCTCGACGTCGTACTCCGGACTGCTCTTCTCGGGCGCGTCGGCGCCCTCGCCCATCTCCTCGGAGAGCGACGGGCCCGCGCCCATGGGCATGAGCCCGCCGATCTCCTTCGGGAGAGCCATCGTCAGCCGCCCTTCCGCGGAGACGAGGAGTTGTGGAGGGTGATCTCCAGCTTGAGGATCGACCCGTTCGACAGCTCGCCGGGGGTGTTCGCGGCGGAGTCGAAGATGATGTCGATCCGGTTGTTGGTGAGGTCGATCGCCGTGACCGTCATCATCCGGAAGACGCGGGTACCCGCATCCTGGATGGTGTGGTGCACCGCGAAGACCGGATTCGTCGTCGCGCTGTTGCTGATGTAGCGCGCGGGCGAGGACGGCCATCCGTCCTCGAGCTGGAGTCGGTAGTTTCCGACTCCGAGCCGAGAGACGGAGAAGCCGAGGCAGTCGGAGAGCGTGACCGCTCCCGTCGCGCCTACGGTGAACTGCCCGTACAGCTTCGTCATGCCTCGGTCGAGGCTGCCGAGCTGACCGGGGAACGTGCGAGATGCCATGTCGTCGACTCCTTCGTTGAGGCCGGAGCCGGCGTCAGATCTGGAACTGCCCGTTGAAGCCCGGCGCGTCGCAGCCGAGCACCGCGCGGTAGACGCCCTGGAACTCGACCGAATCGGCGGTGCCGACGCGGAGCACGTTCATGCCGTCGTTGTCGAGCGGCTTGGGGAGGCCGCCGAGCGAGTAGAGCTTCCACGTGTCGAGCTGGAGCACGAACACGCGGCCGCGCGGGCAGTCACGGTCCGCGTAGATGCGGACCTCGACGTCGCCCAGGATGACCTCGATGGCCTTGTAGCCGATCTTCGGCGCATCGAAGCTCGGCGTCATGACGTAGCGGGCGCGCGTGCCCATGGACTTCTGGAGGTTCGCGAAGTCCTGCGTGTGCATGAGGATCGTGTCGGGCATGCCGCCCTGGCGCGACACGAGCTCGACCATGTTGAGGAGCGCCTCCTCGATGGGGACGCCCGCGAAGCTCGACGACGCGCGCACGCCGCCGAGGCGCACCACGTCGGGCGTGCGGTCGACGCCGAAGAAGGTCGCGGCGCTCGGCGCCGACAGCGGCACCCACGCGTCGAAGCCGGGGAACTTCGCGCCGAAGTCGCCGATCACGAACAGGTAGTCCGACGTAGCGAGCGAGGTGATCTGCGCCGACCAGTTCGTGCCGGTCGTCGAGATGGTGCCGGCGCCGCGGTCGACGGCCGCCACCTGTGCCGAGCCCGAGCGGCGGGAGCCGCTGGTGCCGTCCGTGCTCGCGGCCTCGAGCGTCTGCCCGACCTCGAACCACACGGTGTCGGCCGCGTCCGTCAGGATGAGCACGAGGCTCGCGACGGTCGCCGTGGTGTCGATGCGGCCGATCGCGCCGCCGCCGTTGCGATAGAGCGAGTGGACGGCCGAGCGCTTGAGCTGGCGAAGCGCCGCCTGGATCTCGGTCGTCGCCGCGCGCACGAAGCTGCCCGCGTCGCGCTTGCTGCGGTCGATCACGTCGCCCGTGATGCGGCACGCGCAGTAGTCGTTGTACGTGGTGAGCTGGAAGGCCGCGTGCTTCGACGCCGTCTGGTACGTCGAGAGGCCGAGGACCTTCGTCTGATCGGCGCTGCGTCCCTGCGGGTCGCCGTAGCGCAGCGGCACCTTGATGTTGTCGCCGAGGCCGGCCGCCGTCTCGTCCTTGGGGACGAGACCGAGGGCCACCGAGCCCTTGTAGACGGTCTCCTTCGGGTACTTGCCGTCTGGGAAGACCTGCTTGAGAACGGGCTGGAACGCTGCGAAATTCAGATCGGACATGGAGGGCTCCGTCAGGAGACCTCCACGCCGTCAGTCGGGGTTAGCTGGCCTTCTTCCTGGTCAGCGCCGCCGCGAGGATCGCTTCGGTCTCGGCGATGGTCCGCGCCTCGAGCTCCGCTTCCTCGCGCTGCTTGCGGGCCAGCGGAGATTCGTCCTCCGGGATGGCCTTCGAAGCCTTGGATGCGGGCGTCTCGGTCGCGAGACGTTGCGTGAGCGTCGACGGACCTCCCGTCTCGCTCTTCCGCGTGCCGCCATCCTCTGCGGGCTTCTCGGCGGGCTTCGTGAGCCTCGCCCTGACCTTGTCGGAGAGAAGCTTTTCGGCTCTCTCGACCATCGCATCTTCCAGCGAATCTAGCGCGACGTCAAGCGGGACCGCGCCACGGTGCGTTTTCCCTCCGATCGTCCACCCCTCGGGCGAGGTGATCGCCGCGTGGATGGCGCGCAGGGTGTCGGTGAAGAGTTTCTCCGCCTGCGGCGAGCCCGTGAGTTCGGCGCGGATCTGCGCGAAGCGCTCGCCGCCCGCGCGTACGAGCTCGATGCCCTGCGTGGTGAGCGACGCGAAGCGCTCGGCCGTCGCCGCCTGCTCGGCCTTCTCCTTCGCCTCGCGCTCCTCGGCCGCCTTCTTCTCCGCGGCCGCCTCGCGCTCGGCGAGCTTCTTCTCCACGAGAGCGTCGATGTCGACCTCCTGCGGAGCCGGCTTGCCGGTCTTCGGGTCGGTCGCACGCGACTTGAGGAAGGCGGTGGTCACCTTCTGGACGCCCTCGGGGCCGAGCAGACGGAAGAGCTTCGCGCCGTCGCGCGCGCGCACGGCTTCGAGGATCTCGTCCTCTTCCGCCTTCCGCTTCCCGCGCTCTTCCTCGAGCTCGCGCACGCGCTTCTCCGCGGCCGCCTCGCGCTCCTTCGCCTTCGCCTCGGCATCGCGCGCGCGCCGCTCGAGACGCGTCATCTCCGCCCAGTCCTTCGCCTTCGGCGACGGCTTCTCGGGCTCGGATGGCTCCTTCTTCGCCTCGGCCTTCGCGCCCTTCTTCTCCGCCTTCGTGGGCGCCTCGTTGGCGGGCTCGGCTTCCTGCGCGGGCGGCGGGTCTGGCGGCGGCGCCTCCTGCGGCGGTGACGGGTCGGTGAGCCCTGCGATCGAGGGCGAGTCGGTGACGATCGTCTCTGCGTCCATGGTCGTCTCTCAGGCCGCCATGGGAGGTGCCGCGGGCGGGGTCGCGGGCTGGGGTCCGGGCATCGGTGCGGCGGCAGCGCCCGCGGGCGGCGCGCTGGCCGCCTGCGCTTGCTGGATGAGCGCCACGAGCTCGTCGACGTAGCGCCGCAGCAGCTCGAGACGGTCCTCCGGGCAGCCCTTGACGCACTCTTCGAGGTACACGGCGTTCACGAACGAGAGCGCGGCCGTGAGGTTGAGGCGCGGGTCGGGCGCGACGTAGCCATCCTCGCCGCGCTCGAGGATGCCTTCGACGACCGAGCGCACGACGCGGCGCGAGGCCGTGGCGAGGTCGGTGATCTCCTCGAGGTCCGGGATGTCGAGCATCTCGAGCATCTGATCTTGCGGGAGCACGCCGAGCCCGGTGAGGTCCTGAATCGCCTGCACACGTCCGGCGGGCGTCTGCGGAAGGAGCGACGTCGGGAAGCACTGGAGGATGTAGGCGTCGCGCTTGAGGTTGACGTCGGTCCAGCGGATTGTGACCTTCGAGTTCTTGTCGGGGACGTCGACCTCGAAGCCGCGGATCTCACGCGCGATGTCGATCGCGCGCTCGACGAAGTCGAGGTGCACGCGCTCCCATCGCCGGCCGACCATCACGAAGCGGTCGCTCTTGATGTCGTTGTACTCGCGCAGGGCCACGCCCGAATCGAGGCCCGCGGGCTTCTCCGAGCGAGAGGCCATCTGCGAGACGCCGACCTCGTCGAACGCTTTCACCTCGAGCCGGTCGACCTGCTCGAAGAGCTCCGGGTGGACGCTCTGATGCGCGACGACGGTGGGCGGCTGCGTGCCCGCGTTGTACGTGTAGATGTTCCCGAGGTCGTTCGTCACGTGTGCCTTCGGGACGCCGCTCCCCATCTGGAGGAACACGTCGAACTTCCCCGCGAGCAGCATCGACGCTTGGATCTTCGCGAGGAGCGTGTTGATCTCGAACTGGATGCTTTGGATGCTCTCGGCGATGCCGATGCCCCAGAAGCCAGAGAGAGCCTCCTTCCACCGGAAGACGGCGAACGGATGCTCCGAGCGCTTCCACGTGCCCCACTCGAGCGCGTAGCCGGCGACCGCGATGCAGTGGCGGCCCGAGTCGGGCGCGCCGGGACGCGCGAGGTAGGTGCTCTCGTAGAGGACGATGTGATCGGACGCCTGCGAGTCGCCGCCGCCACGCTCGACGCGCGGGGCCATGCGGATGTACGTCTGTGCCTCGGGGTCGGTCCAGCGCGAGAGCGCGACCTCGCGCGCGATGTACATCCGTTGCGTCATCGCGCGCGGCGCGCGGTTCCGTCCGTCGGTGTCCTCGACGAGGACGTCCCACGGAAACACGCGCTCGGCTTCGATCGCGCGCTCGCACTCGACGGCCTTGACCAGGCCCGTGCCGAAGGCGGCGCCGTCGAGGAACAGGAGCGGGGCGATCTCGTAGAAGCTCGACGCGTGCAGCACGCCCTTGCCGAACTTGTTGAGCTTCTTCGTCTTCTGCCGCTGCGCGAAGTCGGCGCCGTTCGTGAGGAACTGCGGCGCCGGGCGGTTCGCAGCGATCGCCGCCTGCGCGGTGTCGATGCACGACGCGACGACGTTCCGCATGAGGCGCGTGTCGGTGATGACGTTCTGCATCTCCCACGGCTTGAGGCCGAAGATCTCGGCATTGCCGTAGAGACGCGCGTACCGGCGCCATCGCTCCTCGCGCGACTTCTGCGACGGCTGCGCCTCGAGCTCGGAAGCGTACGCGACGAGCGCGCGCCCCACGGTGAGACGGTCGGCGTCGAGGGAGTGTGCCCACCACATCAGAGAGTGATTCGGTCGGTCGTTCATGGCGCACTCCAGAAGGCGATCTTGTCGTGCTCTTCCTGCGTCAGCTCTCGGGGGGCCGCATCAGGGGGCATCTCGGGCATGGCGCCTTGCGGAGGGATCCACGTCCACTCCGCCTCGATGTCCCCCACTCGGACCTTGCATGCGCCCATCTTCCGCAGCTCGCGGATCACGCGGAGCTGGTAGCTGCGCGGCTCGGTCGTCTTCGTCTCGTCGTCGTTCACCATCGGACATACCCTTCTGACGAAGCCCGTAGCCTCGCCTCTTGCATCTCTCGCTCGAGCGCATCGCGTGCGCGTTGCGCGTGCCACTCCGGCGTGTTTGGCGCGGGCGGTGGCGCCGGCGCCGCCTCCGCGTGGTGCGCGCGCGACATGCGCCACCCGTACAGGAGCGCGTCCGTCGCGTGGTCGGGCAGGCCCGGCGCCGCGTCCATCCCGCGCTTGTCGTAGATGAGCTCCTCGAGCTCCTTCCGCAGCGGCTCGCACTGCCCGGAGACGAGCAGAAGCTTTCGCTGCTCGAAGGCGCCGTTGATGAGCCGCCGAGCACCCGCCTTGTCGCGCTTCTCTGCCGCGATGACGGGGAACCGGTGCCGGTTCCTCATCTCGTTTCCGAACGAGTGCCCGAGCGCGCCCTCGTCCATGACCACCGTCAGCTCGGGATCGTTCTCGACGAAGCCCTCGATCACCTCGGCGAGCCGCGACGGGACCATGCCCGATTCGCACCATGCCCGCTCGGCGTAGGTGACGTCGCAGTGCGGGTGCCACGCGAGCAACACGAATGCCGTCGTCTTCGAGCGCGTCGAGCTGCCGAGGTCCACTGCGAGGATGCGGCGCCAGAGCGACGGGTCGAGGTCGCCGGGGACGCGCGCGACGTCGCTAGACGGGTCGTAGTGGTAGATGCGCGCGTCATTGTCGAGCACCCAGAGGCCGCGCTCGAGCTGGTCGCGCGTGGCCTTGTCGAGCACGCTCAGCGCTCGCTTGTACCCCTCGACGTCCACGTGCGGGTTGTCGTCGAGCCCCGACGAGACGAACGGACGCTCTGACGACCTCGGCTCGACGAAACGCCGCTTGACCCACGCATGCCCCACGCCTCCGGGGTTCGTCGCACTGCGCAGGCGCAGCGGGAGCACGCCGCCGCGCGGCTGACGCAGGCGCGACGCGAGGTAGAGATACTGCGTCTCGGTGAACTGCGTTAGCTCGTCGAACGCAACGTACTGATACTCGGCGCCCTGGTACTGATACCGGTCCTGCTCGGTCTCCATGTAGCCGAACGAGAGCGACGCGGTCTCGGTGCCGGCGCCGACGGGGAAGAGCCAGCGGTGATCGCGGTCGATCCACCGCGCCGCAGTCGGCCGCAGCCACTCCGCCGCGCGGTCCATGAGCGCGCCGGGCTTGTTCAGGTCCGCGAACGTGCGGCGCAGGCAGAGCGCAGAGTATCCGGGGCGGTCGACGTGTTGCAGCGCCGCCATGAGCAGCGCGTCGGACTTCCCTCCGCCCGCCTGCCCGCCGTACATCGCCTCGAAGGTGTCGAGCGCCAGGAATAGGCGCTGACGCCGAGTCGGCGTGTGCGGGCAGTAGGGGATGGAGGTGAGTCCGTTCACGCGCCCTCGGCCTCGGTCTTCTTCGCGCGCTTCGCCTTCGGCGCCTCGGGCGCGGCCTCGGAGTACGCCGCGAGGATCTCCGCCTCGGGCCCCTCGACGCACAGCACGTTCTCGTCGGTGATGAGCGTGACCGGGTTGCGGATCTGCTCGCTCACCTTGCCCGGCGCCCAGAGCGTCGCCGCGTCGGGCACCTTGTTCGTGATGAGCCAGCCGCCGCTCACGCGCTTGACGCTCGCCGCAGCCGAGCCGCCGAGGGCCTCGGTGCTGATGCGATTGGTCATGTTCTTGTTGCGCCCGCTCGGCTCGAGCAGCGGGACCGAGTGCAGGGTGGAGATGCTGATCATGGCCTTCCTTCGACGGCGAGCGTGTTGACGGTGAGGTTGAGCGAGCGGACGATCCGCGCGCCGTGCTTGGTGTCGTGCGAGGCCTCGACGCACGGGTGCGACGCGGCCCACTCGGCGATCAGGTGCCGCGCGATGCCGAAGCCGCGCCGGCCCTCGCGCACGAACAGGTAGTGCAGGATGTTCCCCTCGCCGACGATGTAGCCGACGATGTGCGTCTCGTCCTCGGGCAGCACGGCCACGACACCTTCGACGCCGACGCGGTCGAGGATGCGGTCGATGCGGCGCCGCATGCGCTCGCGGTACGCACGGAACGGCGTCGCGCGCCACTCGGCCGACCCGTCGTGCAGCGAGTCGGACCACGTAGGGACCACGTAGGAGCGGTCGCGCGCGTCCATCGTGCGCAGCGTCCAGAGAGGCTCGGGCGCCAGATGCAGAACGTACTCCCCGTGCGCCTTCTCTGCGACGCTCACTGCACACTCTCCCCGGCCTGTGGGCCGATCGCCTTGTACACGTCGATCGCCTCGTACAAGGCGAGGATGGCCGTCTCGGGGTCCACGGCGCGCGCCTCGTACATCGTCGCGACCTCGTCGTCCTGCGCGCGCTGGATCTTCGCGACGTAGTGCTTGCCGTGCTCGTCGTTCGTCACCTCGACGCACGCCTTTCGCGGCTCGGCCATCCACCGGCGCTCCACCGCGAGCTCGGGGCCCGGGTACGAGTGCCAGCGCTCGATCCACTCCACGCGCGTTGCGTCCAACGCGCCTTGCTCGAAGGCGCCTTCCCAGACGCGCACGCCGTCGAGCCAGATGCAGAACGATGGCAGTCGGCCGCGCGAGCGATCGACCTGCTCGACGCGGATGCGGGCCATCGCGTCGGCCTCGCTCTCGCAGCGAGCGGCGGTGTGCATCACGGCGCGGGTGATCGCCTCGTTCTTGTGCTCGTCCATCTTCTTCACGGCATCGTCCATGCCCTGACGATAGCCGTCCCGGAGCGCGCGGCGTTCCTCGAGCGTCGCGGGCCCGCGGCCACGGTCGAGCGCGTCTTCGACGATGCGTTCCGCGCGGCGGGTCTTCTGGATGTCGAGCATCATGCGCGACGGCTGACGTGGTAGCTCGGTCATGTCTTCACCTCTGCGGCTGCGAGGAGCGCGGCGAGGTCCGCCTCCGTCTCTGCGATGGCGCGCGCGTCCTCGAGCAACTTCGCGCGGCGCTCGGCCATCGTCGTCGGCACGGGCGCCACCAGCGGCGCGCCGTCCTTGCCAGTCACCTCGGTCTTGCTCTCGACCTTCGCGGTGGGCGGCGTGAACGCCTCGCGATCGAAGCGCTCGAGAAACCACGCCTTCGACTTCCACTCCCCGCGCATGCCTGCCTCTACGAGAGAGTCCAGCTCGCGGCGCAGCTTCGCGACGCCGCGCGCCTTCGCCGCGCGCTGCCAGCGCTCGAAGTCGGGGCGACGCGCCTTCGCTTCGTGCCACCCGCTCTCCGAGAGCCCTTCGGCGTCCAGGCAGTGCTTCCAGAAGACGCCAGTCTCGTGCTCCGCGCACATGCGCCGCACGGTCTCGTCGTCGAACGTAGCCCCGGAGGAGTATGGTAGCCCCTTCGCCTCGGATTGCTCCGAGGACACGCCGTCCGGGCCGGCGCAAGTCTTTCCTCGCGCGCGCGAGGTTGCGGAGTGGCGAGCCTT